CGCCAGGATTCCGAACGGCACCGTGGAGCAACTGGCGAGTCCCTGATTCACAGGGTTTAAAGACATACCGATGTTCGACCAGCGCACTTTGTTGATCACCGGGTAGCGGTCGCCGGTGTCGGCGTCGATCTGAACTGACTTAGCGAGGACGGCCCCACCGACGGAGGGAAACCAGCGCTTCGGCGGGTTGAGCTCGGTGATAGATGACCAGAAGCGATTCGCCTTAGTGGCGTACGGACCGGTGCCGGACGCTATGCGGGCCTTCACGAAGGTGGCGAGGCCGTCGAGGCGCACATCGACCGGGCGCCCGATCTCGTAGTCCTCGTAGTCCTCCAAACCTTTGTAGCCAGTCCGTGGGTTTGGCCGACCGAGAATCGTCAGGTGCTCAAGGTCGATGTTCCCGAACTTTTTAAAGTGGTCTGCTGATTCCTCGAGCGCCTTGGCGAGAAGTACTTCGCCCTGCAGGTCGCGCGTTTCGTTCGATGCTTCGAGGTAAATGAAGCGATCGTCTCCCTCAGATACGGGGGTGGCCTTGAACAGATCGCCGATGCTGATGAAGCTCGGCGAGGCGTCCAAGAGCGCCTGATCGGAGGAAGCATTGCTTTCGAATGTCATGAAGCAAGCATGGCGTCACGACTTTTTAGTCAAACGGATTCTTTTAGGTATCGGCGCAATTCGATCAATTGCATGTCCACGCGACGGCAGCACGAGTTAGCGTGCTCGACGCGCCACTCATCAAGCGAGCGCTCCGAAGTGAACGAAAACATGCGATTAGCGCAACCGATGAAGGTCGCGCCGTTCGTTTTCATGTAGGCCGCGAGGTGAAGCTGATGGACTTCGATCTTGTGCATGACGCCAAGGCTGGCATCACGACCGATCACGGTTTCAGGAACACGGCAGGGGTGTGGACGGCCAGCGCAGCACGCTCGCGCTGGCAGACAGAGCACAGGGCCGGCCCGCCGCAGCGCGCCTTTGCACCGTCCGGGCGGGGCGTCACGTGGCCGTGGCCGTTAGGAAAGGAGGGATGGCTGCACCACGCTAGGCGGTCCATAGGTCTTCCTGTTTTTCGCGAAGTGAGCGTCGAGCCAAGCCCCGAACGCGGGATCGTCGGTCGGGCGAGCGTCCTCTAGCACCACAAAGAACCCTCTGCAATGCGGGTGCACTGTTCCGGCCGGTATTTTCCATTGCTCCGAATCGAGACGCTCCACCAGCTCGTCGTCGACGCGCTTACGCTTCGCGCCCGAGCGCCCGATGTTGTTCTTGCCGACCCATACCTCGGTGTCCCAGTTTTTCGTGGGCTTGTCGGCCGCGACCACTGTGAGCACGGTGCCGTTGATTTTTCGGCAGAAAGGACAGGCACCGTCGTACTGCTCGACCCGCCGCACCCGCGTGCCGACCTTCAGCGCGGCAATCAAGCCGTTCCCCTCGTTCTCGCCCACCTCGGTCACGGCAATGCGGCGCCAGTCACGATTGAGCGCGCCGAATTCATCGATCAGTTCGGTCTGCAGCCCGTGCTCCGGCGGGTGCGCGCCGAGCAGCACCTGCTCCTGATGCGCCATGATCACGCGCTTAAGCCGGTGCCGCGTCATGTCGCCGATCGCCGTCACGTTGTCGGCACACCGCGCATTGCCGTAATCAAGGATGTGTTGCGTGGCGCTCGACGGCTTGAAACTGGTCCGCACGGCCTCGAGCGTAGTGGGCAGCGCTGCCATCACGCCGTCCGCCTGCGCGACCGTGAGCGAGGCCACGCCCGCCTGCACCTTCCCCATGAACACGGAGCGCACGGTGAGCCATTCGGCCTCGGTCTGCAGCGCCTCATAGGGCATATATCGGCTAACGAGGTAATCGACCAGCAAACCCCAATCGCCCATCGTCATCGCGCCAGGCGGTACGTTTTCCAGGTAGATCTTGACCAGCGCGAACTCGTTGACGTCCAGGCGCGAGGTGTTGCCCGCCGGTCGTGCGTGCGTGCCCCCGCTCGGCACGTACCGCTTGCCGGCCAGCCAGGCGTTCAGCTCGTCCTTCACTTTGTCCAGGCGAAGCAGCCCGCGCGAGGAGAACAACTCGATCAGCGACTGGACGAACGGGCTTTCGTGGAGCGCCCAAATGTCCGGCGAGACACCGTCCTCACCTGAGATCGCCTTCGACAACGACTCGAGCACGACGTCCGTGCAGTCGCACGACATCGCGCCAATATCGAGAAAGACGGAATTACGCTGCATCGCCTGCTGCTTTCTTCGGCTTTGCTGGTTTGACCGCCTTACCGCCATCGCAGCCCGTGACCTCATGCCAGTGCACCTGATGGTTGCGGGCGTCGTCATCTTCGACTGTCAGCCCGTGCTTGCCCGTCGCGGCCACCCGGCCAGCACCGACAAAGGATCCGGCCTTGAACGCCACCTTGTGGCCTTTCTCGACGTTGTGAGGGCCAAAACCATCCTCGGTCACCGTGTGATCGGCGAGCATCGACAGCAGGCCGGCGTAATTGCCGAGATCCGGTGCCTTCTCCCCCGCGGCCTTGGGCTTTTTGGCGACCTTGACCGTGGGCGTGAGCGGCTTCGCTTTCGAAAGCGCCTTGATAAATATCGGGATCATGCCAAGTCCTCAAGGGAATACACGGGCGACAGACCAAACGCCTTACCGAAGTCGGCAGGCGGAGCTTCGCCGAAATCTTGGTTCGGATCAGCCGACTCGCCGTCCGGATCGCCAGGCGACGCTGGCGCTGGCTTCGGCCGAGCCGCCGCGGCAGGATCAGCGTCCGGATCAGCACCAGGCGCACCAGGCGCACCCGGGACGCCCCCCTCCTGCCCTTCCGGTACCGGTGCAGGGTTGTAGGCCAGCCAAGCCTGCAGCGCGGCGGCGTTGGCGACCGGCGCATCGCCGAGCGGCCCCTTTATCTTTTGGTGCCCTTCCTCCGCCCGGATTTCGTTCCACGTCAGAGCGATCTTGCGCATCTCCTGCTTCTGCGCCGCATCCTCCGGATCCAGACCCGTCCAGCGGAACACCAGATCCTCGGAATACTCCCCGATGATGAAGTCGCTCATCGTGTTTTCGTACTGCGCGAGCAGCGGACGCAGGCCCGAGTCCTTCGACGCGGCCAGCTTCTCACCCGTGTCGGCGCCCGCGAGCGGCGACGTGTTGCCGCCCGAGAACGAGTCGAAATTGATTTCCGCCGGCGACATGCCGTACAGCGCGCAGATGATCGACGTGAGGAACGTCATCCACTTGGAGAAATACATTTCGTTGAATTCGACGCCGAATTTCTCGAATGACGCCTTCGACTCTTGGTCCTTGCTGACCATCACCGGCAACGCCCACGCGTTGTTGATGCCCTTCACCAGCGCATTCCAATACCGCTTGAACGCCTTGATATCGTTGTCGTCGTAGTTGCCGGTCAGGTGCAACATGCCCTTCGGGATCGCGTTCGAATCGAAGCCCCGAATGTTGTAGGACATGGCATTGATGTAGCCCGTCACGACCCGGATCAACAACTCCGTCTCCGACACGCCATAGCCAGCAGCGGTGACGTCCGTGCGCGGATTGCGCGGCTCGTAGACCAGATCGTCGTGCGTGTACGCCGTGCTGATCTGACCCGTCACGACCTGCAGCGCGTATATCTTGTCGTTACCGTGGTAGCCGTTTTCGGTGCACAACCGGATGGTCGCGCCATCGACCGCGTAAAAGCCATCGATGCCGAGCCGTTTATCACGCTTCCACTCGGTTTCGATAGGCGCCGAGTCCATCGTGAGCGCGTCGCGCACGCTTTTCGCCATGAACTGGCTAAACGAATCGCGGTTCAGAGACTTGCGCAAGCGCGGCTTAAATTCCCACCCGTTGTTCATCACGAAGCGGTTAAGCAGGCTGATCGACTCCTGCTCCGACTTCGTGAGCGAGTGCCCACGGTCGACGTGGCGAATCTCAAACCCCGGCGCATCGTTGCCCTTCTCAGCAATCCGGCAGAAGCGCTGGACCTGCCGCACGCGCGTCATGATCACCGCATTCAGGATCGGCGTCTGACTCACCATGTAGCGCAGCGAATCGAATGACAGTGCCGACGGCCGGTCCCAATAGTCGCCTTGGATATTGATCTGGTTCGAGTCCAGGATCACCGACTGCATGCCGCGTTTCTTTTCGCGCACGGTCAGCGACGGAAACGGCACGACGTTGTTCGGGATCGCTTTCGCCATCGCGTCATCGTCGAACTGGAACACCGCCTCTTCGATGATGCGGCGCACATGCTCAGGCGGAAGCAGGTCCGATGCCGTGGGCATGTGCTCGCGCTGCAGGATCGTCATCGCATCGACCCGCTCGCCTTCTGGCGCGGCCGGGTCAAACGCGACCGTGGTGGCTTTGTCGGACATAACGCTCCCAATATGTTCAGACCAGCCTAGCGTCACGACACCTAGAAATTTTCCTATTGCAAAGAATATGCGCCAAACGCACAAAAAGCCTTGTGTTTGCCGTCCCATTCGCGGACTATTCATCCTCACAGGCAAAAAATATCTGACACAAGAGGCAAAACGTGACCCACACCACGCCTCCTCCCGCACGCACCGAGCTCCATAACCGCTTCGACGAGAACGCCGAGGCGCGCGCCACGCAGGGCTACCGATTGCAGACCGGAACGTGCCGCACCTGCGCCCACGTCGAATACGAAACCAAGCTCGTCTCCGGCACGAAGCGCTGGGACCAGTACGAATCAACGCGCGAACGCATCAATCCCCGCTGCGGCATTGGCGGTTTTTCAGTGGTCGAGACAGCCGGATGCACCCTGCACCAGCGACTCAAGCACAAGGCACCATAGGGAGCAGAAAGTGAGCAAGGCAACAACGAAGTACGCACCGATCCCGCATCCGCGCGTCACCCGCAAAACCCCGGCGAAGCTGGACATCACGAAGGCGGTCGCGCCCGCGCACGAGACGGTGCCGATGAAACGCGTCACGACCGCGTTCGCAGCCGGGTATCTGACCGCTACGCAAGAGGCCAAAAACATTCTCGGCCGCTCGCGCACCGTGGGCGAGATTCTCGACGCTCTAAACCAGCACGAAGCACTGGTCAGCCCAAAGCTGCTGTCTCTCGTTCAGGCGGAGCTCAAAGCGAAACGCATCACGATTGAAGGCAAGGCGGTCCGCACCGCAAACACCGAGGAAGGCCCGGTGATCATCGTCGCGGCGATTGAACATACGCCCGAGGTGCAACAAGCCATCGCCGCTGCAGAAGCCGCCATGCTGGCTGAGAAAGCCACGGCGCCCACTGCGTCGAGCCGCAAACGTCCACCCGCACGCAAGGCCGCATAGCCCCTGCGCCGTCATGAGCAAGCGATCCCGGGAGAAGCACGCACGCGTGGAGTTTGTCCCGCTTGACGACGACAGCAAGCCGTCCGAGGAGCAGGACGAGATGTGCACGACGTGCGGGTGTTGCGAGAAGCTTCCGGGCCGCGATATCTGCGCGGCGTGCGCCGGTGACGAATACGACGGACGGCTGTAACCCTCCAAAGGAGCGACACCCACATGCCACCAATAAACGCTGCAGCACTTGCCGCTGCGCTGGTAGGCGACCTCGAGAACTTTCTGGCTGCGGCCACGCCGGGGGGCATCGAGCAACAGGAAGCACAAGGGCAGGCGCAGATGGTGGCCGCGTTCAACACCCTGCCAAAACGCATCCTCAATCACGCGATCACGTACGCCATGCTCGAGCAAGCGTGGGGCATCGCGGTCGGTGCCGATCAGGACGATATCTTCGTGAAGGTGGCCTTTCCTGCAGGCTGGGCGATGCGGCCAACGTCCCACAACATGCATTCCGACCTGCTCGATGCGACCGGCACCTGCCGTGCAGGCATCTTCTACAAAGCAGCGTTTTACGATCGCAGCGCAAGTCTGCGCATCACGCCGCGATACGCCATCCATAACGACTACGGCGACCCCCTCACGCGCGTCACGGTGGTCGACCACAAAACCACCACCGTGCTGTTGGAGTGCGGAAGCCCATCGGCGAAAGACTACACGGCTATGGATGCTTCTGAACAAGAAGCCGACAGGTGGTTGACCGAGCACTTCCCCAACTTTGCCGACCCGCTCGCCTACTGGAACGACCACGTGGAGCGCGCATGAAAGAACTGACGATCAAGGTTCACGAGATCGCCGTCGACGGCCTGCCGCCGAATGACGATGCGCTAATCGGACGGCTCGCATTCCTTTTCGACGGCTGCATCGTCTCGGGCTGGCCGCTCCGCCGCGAGGAAAACCCCGAGTTGTACACCCCCGAGGCGATCGCGGACCGGGCGGCGCATGGCAGCGGCGGAGCGACGCTCACCGACGCGCAGCGACTCGCCGAATGTGCGGCAACGTTATGGGAAGCGGACTCCGATGTGGGCAACCTGATCCCGTTTGCCAGCGTTACCCATTGGGTAGAATTTCCGACCTACGTCTGGAACATTGAACGCAACGAGGCATGAGCGTCGCTACGCACCCTCTGACCTACATCGACCCGGTCTGCGGCAAGCCCGCGTTTCATCGGACGTGCATACCGGGTGCGGACGACCCTATCGTCCCGGGGCCGGTGGAGCACATCAACGGAGAGCGGGTCGTTTCTGACGACCTATATTCGTGCGACTCGTGCGGGCGACAACTTTGGAGCGATAACGGTCCCGACAATCCAATTTTTGATCCGGCCAACTGGACGACGCGACTACGAACAAGTGGAGCAGCAATGGGAACGATGAGGCACGACGCGATAGTGGTGACGGGCCTTTTACCCGGCTTGGTAGGGAAAGCAGCTTCCATCGCGCAGGGGATGGGCCTGACTGTGATCGGCCCGAGCAGAGCCGCGATCAATCACTGTTCCACCTTTCTGGTATGCCCGGACGGGAGTAATGAGGGGTGGGCGGAGAGCGATGCAGGCGACCAGAACCGCGCGGGATTTATAACGTGGCTCGACAGCCAGGCATACGAGGACGGCAGCTCGCCTCTGGCATGGGTGGCCGTCAGATACAGCCCCGACGACAAACGCGCGGACGTCACCGGCTCGGCATGGACCAGCGGCGACGAATAATCCCTACTTCGCCTCGAACAGAAAGCACGCCGCGTCTTGCGGCCGGACCAGCACTTCACGCTCGTTACAGAAGCCCCGGGCCGGGTCGAAGTTTGCGCAGCCCCCGCATTTATCAATGCCAAAGTTGGACGTCTCGTTCAGGAGACGGTTCAGCGATTGGTTCTTCACCGCCCCGCCAGGCAGCGCCACCACGCCCTCCTGATCAGGCTCATCGGGCAGGATGAACGAACTGGTGCCGTACGCGCGACACCAGGCCGCGCACGCCATCATGAACGAGTAACTGAAGTGAGGATCAATGCCGATCTTCACCACCTTGCGCTTCATTTTGTGCTCGTCGTCGTCCGCGATCGTGACCAGCGCCGTTTTCTGAAAGTGTTCGAACAGAACGTCCTTCAGCAACGCGACTTCCTTCGGCACACCTTTCTCAATAATCTGCTGCATCAACACCTGCGGATCCGGGAACAGGATCATCTGCTTCTGGATCCGGCCGAACGCCCACGACATCATCTTGTATTGATCCAAATTTACTGTGTAGCGGTCCCGAAACTCCTCCGCGGTGCGCCGGTCATTTTTCGACAGCACCGCATCACCCCAGCGCATCATGTCGTCGTCGATGTTCATGTACGCGGACACGAGAAACACCTTGCCCGGGTGGCGGGCGGCGAACTGCTTGGCGCTATCGTAGTTCGGCAGCTGCTCGCACACCGCGACGCTCACGCCATATTCGACCATGATCTCGTCGAGCCGCGACCACGGGTCCAGGCCGTGAATCTGTTCGGCGTGGATCAGCGCCATGCGACCATCGAGCATGCGCTCGAGGAGCACCGCGCAACTGAAGCCGCCCATGTTGTCGATGCCGAGGAACGTCCGTTTAGCGGCCTTCTTCCACACCAACCCGGCTACCATTCCCAAGCGCGCGCACTCGAGGAGCGCTGCGAGCGTGATCGGCGTCTGGCGCGGATCCACGTACGGCTTGCCGAGCTTGCGGTTATAGAAATTCTTCATATCGACGGCGTTCCGGTACGCCCCGATGATGTTGCGCGCGGTGATTGTGGTCGACAGGAACTGAGGAAAGTGCAGCGACTCCGGCATCACCTCGCCTTCATCCGTGAGCCAGCGCTTGCGCGCAGGGTCATAGGTACCCGCCTGCTCGCGCCACTCCCCCACCTGCGTGTCGTCGATCCACCCGTCGCACGAGCGGCACACGTACCGGTAGTCGCGCTTTTCGCCGTCGTACTTGATGCACTGAGGAAAGTATTCATCCAGGACATGCGACTCACCACAGGACGGACATAGCGTCCAGAACTGGTGCATCGTCCCTTGTTTGTAGAGGTGGTGAATATCCTTGTCCGGCCAGTTCGCCGTCGACCCGGCCAGCGTGAATTTGATGCGCGACGCGGACAGGCGCTCCTGCACCTTCTCCATATCGCCCACCTGCATCTCCTGAACCTCGTCGAGCGCCAGCAAGTCGAGCGGCACCGACTCGGTCGCGCCCTTGCCCGACGTCCACAGGAAGTAGAACGACGACGACCCCATGTTTCGGATCATCACGTTTCCCTCGCCTGCCTGCCCACTGGTAGCCTCCGGATCGACCATCAGGCGGTAGGCAGAGGGGATCGTGCGCAAGAGCGGCAGGAACCGCTTGGAGGACTTGATACGGGCAAGGTTCTGGTCCGGCAGATACATGCCGACCGCTGCCGGCATGAACTTCAGCGCCATGTAGATCTGAGCCAGAAGCTCGGCCACCGTGAAGCCCACCTGCGCGGACTTCATCATCACCACCGTGCGCTCGAAGGCGTCCTCGATCGTCGTCGGAATCAGATCGAAGATGAACCACATGGCGCGACGGTTATCGAGCCGGAACGGATGCCCGTCGACCTTCAGCCCGTCTGCCGCCAGGCGCTCGCACCACTGCCTGAAAGTTTCATCCCGGCCGATAACCGTCTGCCCAGCGGAGAGCTCGATAGGCCGCGAGACAAAGTCGCCGTCGCGCTCCTGACTGAACACGTCGTCCAGCATCGCCTGCCGGTCGCGCTCCACCAGCGCCTGATCAATGTAGGGGTTCGCCGAAGCGCGTATGTTGAACGTCCCCCAGCGCGGATCGGACCCGGCCATCTGCGCCAGCTTGTAAAAGCCGTTGCGCACACCCAGCGGCTTCGAGAACAGCCAGGCGTGACCGCGGTACTGCGACAGCATCGGCTCGAGCACGTCGTGCCAGATATCGTGAATGCGCGGCACTCGCGCGGCGTCGTCGACCACCACCAGCGCCAGCTGGTCCCACAGCTCCACCGTGGCCGAGTCAAGCGCAAAGAAGTAGATCGAGCCGCCGTTGATCAGGTCAACACGCGAGCGGTCAAGGCGCCCGGTCAGAAGCGGCTGGATCAGCGCGAACACGCGGCGCTTGGCTGTGAGCATCGCATTCGCGTCTGGCAGGAACAGCCCCACCGGGTAGCCGTTCAGCGCGCCGTAGCGGGAAAGCAGCAGCGTCTCCACTGCCATCGTGCTCATGCCGGACTCGTGCCCGCCGTGGACCACATTGAACCGGGCATCGCTCGCGAGGATCCGCTCCTGTTCGTCGAACAGTTCGGGAAAATCTATTTCGACTTCTGTCTGCACGTCCGTCACGCTCTCTGATCTCGTTGATAACGCTCACCGAAACCACTATCGCGTCACGACACGCTCACGTCGCAGGCACCCACCCGCTGACACTTTGGCGCTGCCACACGCCCGCCACCTGACCCCACACGGAAGTCTTCACCCACGAGTCGCCGCCGGCGAAGACCGTAACCGTCGTCAGGTTGCCATTGACGTCATACGTGAATGCTTGCGGGAGCGATTCGGGATCGAACGAGTTGAAGCCAGCGGAGTCCGTAACGACCGTTTGAATTTTTGCGACCATGATGCTGACTCCGAGCGAAGAAGGAAGGGCAACGCTCAGTTTGATATCACGACCACCAATGCAAAACGCCAGCGCGAGGCTGGCGTAGGAGGGTCTAATTAGAGTGTTGCTGGATTGTCGTAGCCGTCTCCGTTAGGACCGAAGTCCCATCGCCACAAACCGTCTGACACGGCAACGATACGGTGCCCACCCTGCGTAGCCCAGCGGCGCAGCATGGCGACCGCAGAGTCAAACGACACACCCGCCGCGACCATTAAGTCGAGGGCATTAAACCGCGCGTTCTCATCGGCTGGCGTGCCGTCGGCAACCGCAGACCACGCCTTCATTTCTACATCGTTCATGACGTTCTCCGTTTCGTTTAGGAAAACCATGTTTGCATCGAGATCCGACGCATGTCACGAACTGTAAAAACTCATTTTCCGCTGCGCGCCTTCTTAGCTTCTTCCGCAGAATCGGCGTGCACCCGGTGCGTGGCATCCTTCCACACGCGATGGCCGGAGTCCTCATGCTCGTACTCCTCCACCCGCGTGCCGTCATGTATGGACTTGCCGTCCTTGCCGGTGCGCTCGTACGTTTTGTCCCCAAATTTCATGCTCATGCCGCTGGGCGTGACGCTGCTCGCTTTGCCGATCACGTTCGGATGCGGGTCGAGCGCGGGCGCAGGCTTCGGGGCGGGTTTCTTCGGCGTAGCCGCAGGCGCAGCGGCCGACGCGGGCGCATCGACGTGCGGCGTTAGCTTGGTGGGATGGAAGTGGCCACCGCCCAGCGTACGGACTTGAGGGCCGCGGTGTTCGACCACCGTGTGCGTGTTGCCCTCCCGGTCCTTCGCCTTGTCACCGGGACGGAAGTAGTGGCCGTACTGTTTGTGCTCATGACTTCCGATCTCGCCCTCGGCAGGCCCACCCGAGGCGGCTTGCACCTTCGTCTCGTGGGCGGCAACCACAGCGCCATCCTTGCGGACGAACGAGTTAACGTGGGCTTTCAGGAATAACGCTGGATGGGTCATGGTATGGCGCCGGACGGAGAAAGGGACACTCGAGGCTATTTCATCGAGCCTAACGTCACGACATATCACCGTGAAGCCAGCCCGAACGCAAGCGGTTACATCCACGTCTCCACGATAAACGCCAAGTCGAACTGCTGCCGGTCAAGGCAGTACAGCCCGGGCGGCAACTTCGCACGCAGCGACGGCAGATCAAGCGCGAACAGCGCGTCCATCGTGGCGAAAGGCACTCCTACCCTCATCACAAACTTACGCGCGACGAAATGGCCGGGGAAGTCCGGCGGGTGATCGTAGACCGTCCACATAACCAGTTCATCGTCCATCGGGCACCTTCGGGAAAAACTCGCGGATATCGGCAAGCTGGTTATTCGGCCCCGGACCGCCCGAGGCGAGCAGCAACGCCTCCTGTATCGTGAATGTGTTCAAGCTCGGCACCTGCGCGCTTTCAGGCGGAGTGAGCACACACATCAGGTCGTCGATATCGAGGCTGTAATAAACCCGGCACGCGAGCGGCCGGTGCTCATAGATGCTGCACTCGCCCTCCTTCAGGAACGTGCACGGGTTGTGATAGCCATAGTCGAAGTTTTCGAAATCCGTGCGGCCAGGCACGGGAACCGGCGCCCGCCCGATGCGCTGCCCAATGAGGTCCGCCTCCACCCCGACCACCCCAACCGCGATGTGGCAGCAGTGCGTGCAGCCGCGACGACATGCGACGTTGTCACCGACCACCGCGCCGAACAGCTCGTCGGCAATTTCCCACACGGCCGCAACCTTGTCCCGCGGCGACTCCCGACTGGCGAGCACCGCATTCATTCGCCCGTTCACCCGCTCCAGCATGCGCGGCTCCATCCGCCCGTTGATCGCCTCCGCGTTGCGGTCGACGTGAATCTGGATCACACGGGTTCGCTCGAGCACGGCCTCACGACGTTCTGGCGTCATAGCTTCATGCCCTCCTCTGCCGTGTGGATGGAGTCGCGCAGCATCTCAAGTCGGTGCGACGACTGACTGACCGGCAGACCGGTGAGCATGCTCGTGACCGAATCCAAGTGCAATTTTTCCGCGACCAAATAGCGCTCGAAATTGCGGCAATGGTTCAGCAAATCCACGCCGTTCTGAGGCTCGCCCGGGGGCCGTGTGGGCACCGGAGTGCCAGCACGCATCAACCACCCAGCAAACCGCAGGGAATCGAACCTGACGGCGTACGCGTTCTCCATATCCGAGAACGGCGACTCGCTGCGGAGAGGCCGGTGGTCAAGCGTTTCAAGACACGCCGCTTCGAAGGCGCTCATTTGCGCGAGTAGCTCGGACGGTGTGAAGGTTTTCATCGGGAAACTCCAGACGTGAAAAAAGCCAGCACGAAGGCCAGCTTAGCAGGGTGAGCACGGAGCGCTTGCGTTTGCCGCAGCGCCGGGAGGTCGGATTATGTTGACGTGCGATTGATTTCCCACACGAGCGACTCGACGAAATCACGACGCGCATCGTCGTCCACGCAGTCATCGAACACCTCGGTGTGGCCCACTTGCTCGAGCACGAAGGCCCTCAGATCAGCGATGGTGGCGGTGGACGAGTCGACGTAGACAAACGGCAGTGCGAAGCGCGCGACGCCCGTCCCGACCACGTACCGCGCGTAGTTGTCGGACATTTCAAACGCAGCGTCGCCGAAGTAGGTCACGCCACGAAACGTCTGGCCAGCGAGCACGATCACTTTGATGGTCATGGACGTGGCCTACTTCGAGACGACAACGTCTGGAAGCGGGACGTCAAATTGCCATTTCCACAACGATGGCGCGACCTTCACAATCCTATGCGGTGCTCCCGATTGAGCCTTCTGGATAATCCCCCAATGACTACCTGTTGGGATGCCTTCGGCGCGAAGAATGTCATACACATTGAACGTCGCCGTTTCATCGGCGGGGGTGCTATCGCATATTGCTGACCATGCGCGCATGTAACGCGGATTCCAATAGTGTCCGCTCATTTCAGCCTCCAATAACAACCCAGCCGAATTGCCGGGTTAACGACCTCGCAGATGCCTCGCTTCAGGTTACGCATCTCAGAAAGCCTCGAAACCAGCCGCGACCAGACGACGGTAGAACACGCGGCATTCAATGATGGGGTAAATGTTGTTCGGCTCGTCCTCGCAGCGCCAGTTCGAGGAGTTCACGCGCATCCACTCCGGGTGATCCTTGACCGCGCAGAACGAAACCGAGATCGTGTGCCCTGCTGGCTCACGGTCGTCGACGAACTCGAGCCGGTGCGACTTATCCCACAGCGACTCGTGCTTAAACAGATTCGCCACCACTGGCGTGCTGTGGCTCCATGCGGCAACGAGCGCCGACGCGTCCCAATGCGAGAGATGGGCAGACATTCACTCCCCCTGTGCGAGCGACATGCGGACCGCTTCTTCCAGCGGAAGCAGGTTCAGGATCACGGCGGTCGGACGCTTGCGCTTCAGGCCGTCCACCAGCGTCAGCGGATCGACGCCCTTCGTCTTCGAACCGTAGGAGTACTCCTGCCCACCATCCACGAAAACCAGCTTCGTCTTGAACTGGCGCTTCAGACGCCTCTCCGTTTCGACCGCATTCACCAAGCCATCGACCACCATGTCCGTCGACTGGAACGACGTCATCCCGCTATACGTCCACTTCGGCAGCGTGAGGCAGTAGGCGACGAACATCGCCTCCTCGACCGTGCCGTTGTATTCGTGCGGCTCGTCCTTGTGGTTCACCGTGCGCACCACGGCTTTCGCATCGCGGTCCAGCCAGTGGAACATCGTGCCGCCGCCGCTCGCGTCGTCAATGACCTCTGCTACGGGCTTTCCATCGCGCAGGAGCGTCGCGTTGTAACCGCGCCCTTCCATCCCTTCAAACGTTTTGATTTTCGTAGCGGTATAAATCGACATGGCGAATCCTTGTGGTTTTGAGTGTCGGTGCAGCGAGAGGCTTAATGCTTGGTCCAACCAACTTTCGACGGAATGACAAACACGATGAGCGACAAGACGAGAATGATCGGGCCGAGCGGTGCCGGGAAAAGCGCCCACGTAAGGAACAGACCGAACAGAATCCAAACGAGGGCAACCAATTTGCGCACCGAGCTAAGCGTGCTGATTCGCAGAAACGAACCGCAGTGGCCACACGCTGTGGCACCCGGATTTAGCGGGTTGCGGCAGAACGGGCAGTCTTTCATTTTCCCGCTCCCTTTGTCCGCGTTTTAAGCGGTGCCGCGACCGCGTCGGGAGTGTCAAGAAGCCTCACGTTAAGCGGAACGCGCGAACCTTCGGCAACGTTGATGAGTTGCCCTGCGAGACGCCGCCAAGCCGCCCATACATCAGGGGCTTCGAGCGTCACCTGCTCATGCTCGAACGTTTCATCGCCGTCGTATGTCCACTCGAAGGTGAATCGCGTCGAGAAGCCGAGGCCGGTTTTCATCGCGTTGTCCGAACAGGATGCTTACGAAAATTCTTGCGGGGCGCATCGGCATAGGGAGCCGTCGGTTGCAGATCGGCCATGACGTGCCAAATCGCCATGTACGCGTCATGCAGCGAGTCGTCCTTCACCGAGCTTTTGAAGTTGGGATACGAGATCATCTCCACGTTTGCGGCGATGACGCGACCCACCTGCTCACGCGGCAGGAACGCGCGGAATTGATAGTCGCGGCCCGGGATCGTGGTGACCACCGTGTCAGCACCGAACACATGCTCGAGGTCGCCAACACGGCGAGCGCGCACGAGCAGCGTGGCTTTGTCGGCAGGGTTTGAAACGATGGAGAGAAACGCTTGATTCAGACAGATCCACATGGGGAAACCTCGGTTTGGTGGGGAAGTTGACGAATGCATACTGCCATCCATATCCCCACAAAAACCGTTTCCGCGTGTCTTTATTTGCGGCTAACGCACAATTATTGTTGCAGATTAAGCAAATATTCCCGGCGAGCAATCAGCGTATCGGCGAGCGCCACGCGCTGTTTGGCAGTCCCCGGACCGTACGTCTCGCACGCGGCCCGAATGGTGTCCACCGGTACCGAGGCGACCTTTGCCACGCCCGCCATCAGCTCGTCGTGCGTAATCCCCCCGAACACCGAGGCGGATTGCGGGTTCTTGCCGCTCGTGAGCGTGTCGAGCTCGCCCACCTCGTGCCCAAACGCCTTACCCTTCGGCTCGCCCTGCGCGCGAAACAGCAGCGAGCCGCCCACGTCGACGCGCACCGCCTGCCCGAGCACGTCCTCGAGGAGGTTGTCGTGCTCAAGCCCGACCACATCCCAATTGGCGAGCCACGCGTCAACCGCGAAGCCGTCCATCACCCCCGCGACGTCGGCTCCCGGCTTCAGCTTCGAGAGGCCGGGAATGATCTGCGAGGCAATCGCCATCTTTCCGCCCAGCGTGACGTGCTTCAACTCGGGCACCGTCACCCCCGCCGCTTCGTATAGCTTCGCGGCGAGCACCTCGTTTTTCGCGATAGCCGTCGACTTCGGCACCTTGACGTACCAGTGCTCGCCAGCCGGGTCTGTATAGAAGCCCCCCGGGTTTGTGCCGGTGTTCTTTCCCGT